AATGGTATCCATCAAAATCAAAATATATATTCGGTTCAGAAATGTCAGAGGACACAGCTTGTTCTCTTGCAGAGAATCGTGCAAAGGTTAAGGTTATGAGGGAAAAACTTCCAGAGAAGTTAACAAGTAAAAGAAACTTGTCTTGTAACTTGACAACCGTAAGAAATTCGTGTAAGATAATTTACATGAATGTTGAGATGCCTATGGTGGGTACTCAACGTGTTAAACTAAAAACTTGTGAGGAATAATGAAAAACAACAAAGGTAATAAGATGATTAGAAAAGTTGATGGAAGAGATGCACCAATACATAGCATCACAGTTAAGAATACTGAGAAATCAAATTCTAATGAACCAGATGAGGTAACATTTAGTGTTTTTAAATCTGGTAAGAGGAGATATAAAGTTAAATTTAGTGCTCCAATAATGGGATTAACTGAATGGTTAAAACCATTTGCAGATAAAGACTCTGCAATAAGTTTTGCAGAAGAAATGGCAGAGGCTACATAATGTTTAAATTTATATTTGGAATTATTGTAGGTTTTATGATATTCAAGTTTGATTGGATAGACGATATGTCAGATGCAATTAATGACTATGGTATCAAAGATGCTATAATAGAGAAACTACAAGACGAAGTCGATATTGATAACTTAAATAATAATGGAGGAGAAATTGAATAAATCAATAACAATATCAAGTATGATTGCACTTGCAATCGGTTTAGGTGCGTGTCAAACTAATAAAGACAGTATCTCATTACAACCAGTGGTTGCTTACAAAACAGAACAAGTAAGTAAACAAATTACTAATATACCAGAGTGGTATATGAATATACCAACAGATGAAGAAGCTATATATTCTAGTGGTACTGCAAAAGCACCAGATATGCAACTTGCAGTCGACATTGCAATTATGAACGCAAAGAGTGTTCTTGCAGATAGGATTAATGGTAAGTTATCTAGTATGACTAAAACATTTGTTGCAAAGATTGGTTCAAGTGACTTAGATACAAGTGTCTTATCTGAGATTGAGAAAGTATCTAAGAATATAGTCGCAGAAGTAGATGTTGCTGGTTACAAAGTTGATAAGAGTAATATCACTCAAGATGGTACACAGTACAGAGCATATGTATTACTTGAATATAGTAACGAAGAAGCAATCAAGATTATGATGAATAGAATGAGAAAAGACAGAATGGTCTATTCAAGATTAAGGTCTACTGAAGCTTGGAAAGAACTTGAGAACCAAGTTGACAAATCAAAGGACGAAGAAGAAGCACAATCATTGAACAATCTAGAGGGGGTGATAAATGGTTCGAATGAAGAATCTGATTCTATCTAGTGCAATCGTTCTTTCTTTGAGTGGTTGTTTCGGTGGTATTGGCCCAAGTGGTCTTGCAAGAAATGGTTGTTATGATAATTGTACTGCAAAGGACTTTTATCAACCAGGCAAGGGTGTTTGGGCAAACGACACACCTATTGATAAGTCTGTCATAGGTGCTGGTCTTGGTACAGTGATTGGAGTTATTGCAACTCATGGTAGTGGTGACCCACTTATCATATCTGCAGCCGCAGTTGCTGGAATGTTTTTAGGACATGAGGTAGGTGCAACATTTGACAAGATTGACCAAATGTATCTACATATGATTTTTCAACAATCAATGTCCAATAATAATAATATGCAATCTACCACTTGGAAACACCCACAGAAAAAGTATGTGATAAACTCTTTAGCAGTAAATACAAATGGAAACTGTAGAGAGTTTGTCACATCAGTAAAATCTGGTAGTGGTCTAAAACAAGTAAAAGGAACTGCGTGTTTAGATAATAATAACGAATGGGAAGTAAAGGAGATTTATTAATGGCATTTGAGATAAATAAAATGAATAAACTAAGTGACCAATTGGAAGCTCATGCATACGATTGGGTGATGACTGAAATTGAATCACAATTTGATGTAACTGATACAGAAGATTTAACTGATGAGCAAATACTAGAAATTAGTGATTATCTTAACAGTGGTGTTCACATTGAAAGTTACTGTGAAATGATATTAAACGATATTGTAAATAATAGAGAAATAGAGGAATAATGAAAAAAGGATACAGAAGAAACTTTAGAGATAGAGAACCTATGGAGGCTATGAAAGTAGTAGTNCATAATAATGATGTTGCNAAAGCATTAAGAACACTNAAGAAGAAGTTACAGAACGAAGGTGTGTTTAATGAGTTAAGAGAAAGAGTTGCATTTCAGACCAGAGGTGAAAAGAAAAGACTTGCAAGAGCAGCTGGTCGTAGAAGGTATTTAAGAAATAAAGAGAAGTTAAAAGAAACTAGAGGATATTAGTGTCATTAGATTATGAAATGAATGGTATTTTTCCAGTACCTATTTACTTTACAAAATTGAAGAAGTTTACTGATATGGAGTTAAAAGTAATTAGGTTAATGGAAAATCAATCAGCTAAAAATATGGGAAACAGTCGTAGTGATGATACTTTTGTTTTAAAATCAAAACATTTTGAAAATATCAGAAAACAGTTAATGAGTCATGTAAAACAATATTTTGATAAGGTTATATCTACATCTGATAAAATAGTCCCATATATAACACAATCTTGGATAAACTATACTAGAGAAGGTGAGTATCATCATTCTCATGCACACCCAAATTCTCTTATATCTGGTGTTTTATATATTGATGCAAATAAAGATAATGATAAGATTTTATTTGAACAAAGAACTTATCATAGAATATCCTTAACAGTAAAAGAATATAACTTATATAATAGTGATTCTTGGTTTTTCCCTGTTCAGACTGGCGATTTAATTATGTTTCCCTCTGAAACTCAACACAAAGTTGAATTTAAAAAAGGTAATAATGTAAGAACAAGTTTATCCTTCAATGTTTTTGTTAAGGGTAATTTGGGTAACCTTAGAGATGGCACTCCACTAACAATTGGTAAAGAAAAAGATTTAACAGGATTAGATATTTAACACTTGACAAAGGCTATATATTTGATATAATTATAATATGAGAGGAAAATAAATGAAAGATTCAGAATACATAAAGATGAAAAAAATGGAAAGAAATCACGAAACAGTGACTACTACTAAAACTCCACTACATACTACTGATTGGTATATAAAGTGGGTTGCAAGTGTTACACTGTTATTTGGTATGATACTTACATCAAACAATATTTACCCATTAAATATATTCGTACATATGATAGGATTAATCGGTTGGTTGGTTGTATCATTAATGTGGAATGATAGAGCATTGATTGTAATAAATGCAGTTGGTGTTGCAATAATGGCTAATGGATTAGTTGGTTATTTTGTAGAGAGTGGAATATGGCAGTAAGAAAAAGAAAAATGACACCAGAACAAAGAGAAGCAGCTGCAGAACGATTGCGTCTTGCAAGAGAAAAGAAAGGGCCTGCACAATATAAGAATGTTGCAAAGTCTGTTATTGATTTACCAGATGACCATTACTTATCTTATAAGAGTGTAAAGAAATGGATAAAGACACAACAAGAGATTGCAAGAGCAGAACGCAGAAATATGGTAAAGAATGTAAAGGGTGCGTCTGTAAAGTATTATGCAGCTCAAGGTTATGTTAGACAAATGCAACATTATATACAACATGGAGATTGGCCTAATGATTTCTATGGTGAGTATGAAGAAAAGAGGATTATATGGAAGACGATAGCTCCAAACGAGGAATGGTAATTAAGGGGCCTTGGAAAGATAGTAAGGTCGAACAAGGAGTATCAGAAGAAATTGATGTAAGAGAAGACTTTAAGATAATTGCAGAGATGCATAAAGTTCTTTTACACCAACTAATATTTACTTTGAAAGAAACTGGGTATGATATTGAAAGTGATGAGTTTGTAAAAGAGAGTGGTTTTTTGGGTGAAGTGATTAGAGCTATACTGATGCGTGATATGGGCTATGATAATCCTATGAGTAAATTTATAGACGCAGTTGTTGGTCTTGACATGAAAGATGGTAAAAGTTATGCAAACTTTAGTAGTGATAATTTAATCAAATTATTGGATAAAAAAGATGACAAAAAAAAGTAATATAATATCATTTCCTAAAACTAATATAAGAGAAGTAAAAATAAAAGATATTGCTGAAGAATTAGAAACACAGATGATAAAAATAAAAGAACAAAGAGAATTGATAGATAACGAAAAAAAGTATATTATGGAAAGTATTTTTAATGATGAATAATAATGTAAAATGGTGGGAGAAATTTAGTCCTACAATTATGGAAGCAGAAGTACCACAGAAGTTTATTGATATTATAAACAACACTGGTGATGAAGTTTTAAAAGATGATGGTCTATCAAAGAAGTTTGATTTCTCTGATAATCTAGTTGGTAAGGTTCATAAAGAAGTTACCATACCTGTCCCAAATGATGACAAAGGTTATTGTTTGTCTATTTTAAGACAGGGTTGTGTGCGATATTTAAGACAAATGATTGAACTAGGTCGTGCATATGAATGGACAAAAAAGAGTGGTGGTAATCAAAACCCATCAGAAGAAAATATAAATCTATCTCAGTCTTGGATAGTATCACAATACAAACACGAATACAATCCAATACATACACATAGTGGAAACTTCTCTGGTGTAATATATCTAAAATTACCAGATGAAATGGAAAATCATTTTAATGAAGAAACCAAAGACCACTACCCAGCTAGTGGATTGATAGAGTTTTCACATGGTGAGAAACAAGATTTTAAAAGTGACACATTAATGTTTAAACCAGCAGTAGGACAAATGTTAGTATTTCCTAATTGGTTGAAACACACAGTTTACCCTTTTTACTGTGAAGGTGAAAGAAGGTCAATGAGTTTTAACGCATACTGGAAAATATAATGATAATAATTGATATGAACCAAATAACTTTAGCTAGTGTGATGATGAACTTTCACATGACTAAGTCAGAAGAACTTGAAGAAGACATGGTAAGACATATGATACTTAATTCTATTCGTATGTATAGAACTATGTTCAAAGAAGAATATGGAGAAGTTGTACTAACTTATGACTCCAGACATTATTGGAGAAGAGAAATCTTTCCACAATATAAACAGAATCGTAAGAAGGGTAGAGAAAATGATACCAAAGATTGGGATAAGATATTTGGATTACTTAATGCTATCAAATCAGAGTTTAAAGAAATACTACCATACAAATATGTAGAAGTGTATGGTGCAGAGGCTGATGATATTATAGGTACATTATGTAAAGAGTATCAAGACCAAAAAGTTATGATTATATCTGGTGATAAAGACTTTATACAATTACAAAAATACAAGAATGTAAAACAGTATAGTCCTATATTAAAGAAGTATGTAAATGGACATAATCCAGATACCTATATAAAAGAACATATATTAAAAGGTGATTCATCTGATGGAGTACCTAATGTCTTGTCACCAGACCATACATTTGTAGAAGGTCTACGACAAAGACCATTAAGTAAAAAGAAAATTGAAGCATGGTTAAATAGTGAAACTGGAATGAGTGAAGAAGTGAAAAGAAATTATCAAAGAAATCATAAGTTGATTAATTTAGATAATACACCAGACGACTTACAAAAGTCAATCCTAGATACATTCAATGAAGCTCCATCAGGAGATAGAAGTAAGATATTAACTTACTTCATAGAAAACAAATTAAAAGAACTAACAGATTCAATAGGAGATTTCTAATGGCTGGTTCAACACTACTATATTCAGAGATACTTGATAAGGTTCATAAGGCAAAGACCAAAGAACAGAAAGTATCACTACTGAAACAAAACAATACAGAAGGTTTGCGTATGGTACTCAAATCCTCTTTTGACCCAAAGATAGAATGGGTAATGCCTGAAGGTGAAGTTCCATTTAGAGCAAATGACGTACCAATGGGAACAGAACATACTGTTCTTGCAATGGAATGTAAAAAGTTGTGGCACTTCATTAAAGGTGCAGACAAACAAACACCTCAACATAAGAAAGAAACAATGTTTATTCAAATGTTAGAGGGATTACATGAAAGTGAAGCAAAGTTGTTAGTTGCAGCTAAAGATAAAAGACTTCATCAAGTGTATAAAGGGTTATCTGCAAATGTGGTCAAAGAAGCATTTGATTGGAATGACGACTACAATAAAGATGACCAGAATGTTTATCACGCAAATTCACGAAGTGCAAGTGGAGTTGCTGGGTAATTAAATGCCCCTTTAGTTAAATGGTATAACAGTTGATTTGTAATCATCAATTATTGGTTCAATTCCAGTAAGGGGCACCATGTGGGGCCGTAGTTCAGTAGGGAGAACGCCTGCTTTGCAAGCAGGAGGTCAGGAGTTCGATTCTCCTCGGCTCCACCATTATATTATAGGAATAAATTATGAAATATATCTTAACAATTTTCACACTACTATTAACATTTAACTTATCATCTGGAGATATTATAGATTCAGCTGGTTACAGATTATATCACGATATGGATAACGAACATGGTGGTGCAAAACTAAGACTGTATGTCGGTAAAGAAACAATACATTTTGGAAAGTTCAAATTTGCATACGAAAGAAAAAGAACTGGTTCTGGTATGGAAGCTGGTACAATGTTTATAGACCAATCATTTAAGTTTTAAATGAAAAAAAATATAAAAAAATTACAAAAGAAGGTGGTGAAAATGGAGTTAGGTAATCCTATATTAACAGTTTTAGTAGGTCTTGTTATATTCTATATTGGACTGAAAATGTTTTCTGGTGGTATGAAATCAATGGGAAATTTAGAACATCTCTCATGGTTTACTGGTAACATTCTTTTTATGTTCTTTGGTGGTATTATTATGACACTACTTTGGCAATCGTCAAGTCTATCTACAACTGCAATCATAGCATTAGTTGCATCTGGTGCTGTACCTTTACCAGCTGCAATTGCGTGTGTATTAGGTGCAAATCTAGGTACAACAGGAACGATATGGTTAGCAGGATTTCTGGTATCTGATGGTATGCCCAAAGGTGATACACTAAGAATTGCAATGGCACATACAGGGGTTAACCTGTTTATGGCTGCAACTCTATTGCCTTGGGTTCATCATATAGGTAGATTCCTTGCAAGGTTTTAATCCAATATTTACTATTGACAAACCTAATACAAGTATGGTATATATAATAGATAACTTGTTGAAGTGGAACAAGAGTAGACAGGACTGGGGTGCGATACCCCACGCCTCCACCAACCTAGATAGTTCCGAATTAGGGGGCGAAATAGGTTCGACTGGTGCTGGAGTAAAATGGAGAGTTATGGGTTGACAGCCTTATAAGTCAAAAAAGTAAATGCAAACGATAATTTTGCATCTCAAGAATACGCACTAGCGGCGTAGTTCTGATAGGGTTTTCGGTGAGTTCCTAGTAACAGAATACTCACCAACTTAACCGTTAAGGAGAAGAAGTATGTGGAAGACACCTACAATAAAAGAAATAGCAGTTGGTTTAGAAATCAATTGTTATGCGTGTGCTGAAATATAAGGTACAATACTATTGTGGGGGCCTAAAAATCCCCACACATATAATGGAGTTATAATGAATTTACCAACACCTAAAATAGATTTAGGAACACCCAAAGTGTTCTCACTAGAAATAGAACGAATCGCAAAAGAAAAAGAAATAACACACATGGACGCAGTATTATTATACTGCAAAGATAATCAAATAGAACCAGAAAAAGTATCAAGTCTAATAACCAAAGGTCTAAAAGAAAAAATAGAAGCAAACGCAAGAGAGTTGAACTTCTTACCTAAAGTTGCGAGTTTACCGATATGAGATATGAATTAAAAGTTAAAGCTGGGTCATACAAACACAACAATTTATTTTTACTATTTGTTAAAGTAATTACTCACCGATTAGGTCATTTAATCAAAGACGGAAAATACATGGACTAATGCAACCTGTTGATGTTTATATTATGTACTGTGCGTTGAAAGCACATTTTGGAAAGGGTGATTATGATTATATTAAATATGGTGGTAAATCGTCTGCAACAAGAGATTCGTTCTGGAAGAGAACAGACAGAATATTCTTTGTTAAGATTTCAAGAAAATATAAAAGAAAAGAAGTTATATTAGATTACCTAGTTTCTAATTTTGTACATAATACAAAAGGGTGGCTAGGTGATTTTAATGATGACAATTATGTTGAATGGAAAAAGAGAACACAGAGTATGAGTTATAATTTTAAACAAGAGTTAGAACAAATAGGTGAATCAAATATACTTGGTATAAAAGATGGACAACACCCATTGTTACTCAAAGAGTATTTGGGTAAAAGAGTGTCCATAGAAACACTAGTTATATTAGATGACATAAGTAACTTTACAAAAAAATGGAACAAAGAATTAAAGAATGATGTGGTATGGCCTAAAGTAAAAAAACTTATAAAAGATTACAAAAAATTCTTGACATATGACAAGAAGAAGTGTACTATAATACTTAATGATTTTATTAACCAATTTTATTCGTGAGGAAAAATTATGAAGAATAGAAGTGAAAACTTTTTTGAATATAAATGTTCAAAACAAAAAGACCGAATCAAACAACTTGAAAGAGAGTGTGCTGATTTGCAAGTGAAAAATCAAGAACTTGCAGAGAGATGTAAAAAACTTGCATCTAGAGTTCCAGAGTGGCCTAAAGGTTTTAGACCTAAAAGAAAAACTCCATTTAGGAGAGCTGGTGAAACTTCGTCAACTTGATATGGAACTATTCGGTGGGTGCAACTACTCTTGTAGTATGTGCCCACAAGGTTCTGAAAAGGGAAGAGAACCAGAGTTTAAGAAAGCTCTGTCTTGGTCTAATTTTCTAAAGATTATTGATGACGCAGAATCACATGGTGTAGAATCAATAAGTCTTCATGGTGGTGGTGAGCCTACCTTGAATAAGTATTTTATACCTGCTATAAAGTATATTAAAAAAAGAGGTATTCAATGTACATCATTAAGTAATGGTTATAATTTAAATGATTACCTTATTGATAATATAATAGATAGTGGGATTGATATATTTAAAATATCTGTTGTAGGTTATGATGAACAAACATATGAAAAGATGATGAGTAAAAATGCATTTAAATATGTGCGTGAGAACGTAAAGAATTTAGTAAGACAAACTAAAGGTTCTAATACTAGAGTGCAATCACAGCATCTTATATTAGACCCAGAGAAGAAAGATTACGAAGTAGAACAGTTAAGAAAAAATTGGATTGACTACACAGGTATAGATGCAGAGATATGGTTGATGCACAATTGGAGTGGTACATACGAAGGTAAGTATGAAAGAAGTAAAGAAGACAGACGTGGTTGTGGTAGACCATTTCAACCTATGTTACAAGTAAGAGCTGGTGGGTTAGGTAAACATCAAGGTGCTGTAGTTGCGTGTTGTATGGTATTAGGTAATGATGCGTCTGCAACATTAGGACACTTAGATGACCAGACAATAGAAGAAGTATATAATGGTGATAAGTATAAAGAGTTACGAGATGCACACAGAGAAGAACGATTTGATGACATACCCTATTGCAAAGATTGTGACCAATTATATCACGTTCCAGAAAGTTTAGTCTGGACAAATATGAAAAACAGAAAATACAAACAATCAAAAGTTTTAGATACACTAGAGATACAATGAATTTAAATTATAAAGATATACCTTTTCCATATTTCTATGGCTCACTTGATAAAGAAATGTACCAATATGCACATAAACTTTGGTCAACAGATGAGGAATCAAAATCATATAATTTATCTAAGAACCGTTCTAATACAGACATAACAGATAAGAATCTTATCAATTATCTTACAAAGGTAGGTGCAGAAGTAAAGGCTCTATCAGATAACTTTGGTATCTTTGAGAAGTATTATCCTAAACTAAAAAAGAAAATACACTGTAATGATTTAAACTTTACATACTCTGAAAATCCAATTACAGATAAAGGATATCCATTGCGTGACTGGCATCTAGATTTAGGTAATAAGATTGTAACTGGGTTGTGGTATTTCAAACACCCAAAAGAACAAGATGATGGTGGTAATTTAATACTAGGTAATCCACACACAGGAGAAGAAGAAACATTTCATTATGGTGCAAACAAGATTATACTCTTTCCAAATACACCAGATAGTTGGCATAAAATTACTGCAAGAAAACCAACTAAATATCCTAGAAGATTTATTTGTTTAGAAATTAAAACAACTAAAGTAAGACTACACAGTTATCAAGCTGTAAAAGGTAAAGATACAATGAAAACATTTGATGTGAGGAATTATTATGTCTAAAAATGCAATCGTATATGGTAATGGTAAATCTAGATTAGAATGGGATTTATCTAAAAAATTTAATGACACAGAAACTTGGGGTTGTAATCGTATCTACGAAGAAGGTGTAGAACTTGACAATCTAGTTTGTGTAGATTATATCAGACAACACGAAGTCTATAAGTCTGGATATGCATTTAAAAATAAGTGTTGGTTTCTAGACTGGCACATACAAGATAACCTTGATTTACTAGAGAGCTCTACAAACAGTTCAGAACTCATAGACTTAATCAAACAAGGTGTACCAGAAGAATATATCTTTGAGAACGAAAGAAAAGAAAGTAACAAAGTTGTCATTCGTGGTAAGTTACCTAAACTACAATTCACAGACCCAGAGTTAGACCAATATAAAAATAGTCCAAAGATTATGAGAGATGTGGGTGTCTATATTACTTGGGTACAAGATGATATGGTAAATGATATACCAAGTTTTAAAGGTCGTAATGCTGGTGGAACTGCAATGTGGTTAGCTTGTGAACAAGGTGCAGAAAATGTTTATATGATGGGATTTGATTTGTCTGTGTTAGATAAACCTTTGAGTCACCTATATCCAGAAAGTACACACCTACCTAACACTGCAGCTGCAAGTGGGTTCGACAGTATCAACTGGCAAACACAAAACAAGAAAGTGTTTAGAAAGTTTCCAAAGGTAAATTTTTATTGGGTAACAAAGTCTATAGAAGAACAGTTACTTGTAGATAAATTTGATATGTGTAAGAATGTAACTTTTTTAACTTATAAGGATATAGATGTATGGAAGTAATTATTTTTGGTAATGGTGAATCGAGAAATCAATTTGAAGCACTACAATTTATGGGTGACTTTACCACTTGGGGTTGTAACGCAATCTATCGTGATATAAAGGTAGATAATCTCGTATCGGTAGATTACGGAATGCAACAAGAGATAGAATGCTCTGGATATGCAAGAGATAATGTATGTCATTTTACAGACTGGAGTGTTATACCAAATGCAGATGATATGTTGTTAGACACCATGAAGATGAACTTTGAACCACACATGATACATGAAACACTAAGAACAGATAGAACAGATTGTGTCATACAAGGTAAAGACCCAAAGACAGCTGAAAATAATATCAAGGAAGCACTTGACAAGAACCCAGATTTAGATTACAATGACTTAAAGTTAAAAGCAGAAAAAGATGTAGGTTTATACATCACTTGGGTTACGAAGAACAAGATAAGGAATGTAGAGTTCCCTCGTGAATGGTGTGCTGGTGCGACTGCAATGCACCTTGCGTGTCAAGAGGGTGCAACAAAGGTATATATGTTAGGATTTGATTTATCCAGTTATGACAGTCCACTAAATAACATATACAAGGGAAGTAAGAATTATCTTCCTGAATATGCGAAAGGGTTCAATCCAGTAAACTGGAATTTGCAACTAGGAGCTGTCTTCGGAGAGTTCAAAGATGTAGAATTTATCTGGGTAAGTCCTGTCCACACTATTTTAGATAAGGTGAGGACAAAATTTAAGAATGTAGATTTTTTAACATACGAAGAAATATACAAAACCATACGATAACATAAGGAGAATATAATGTCGTTAGATAAATTAAAGTCGACTAATAATCTTGACAAGCTACTCAGTGCAGTCAAGAAAGACGAAAAAGACCCAACCGAAAAAAAGTCCTATGTAGATGAAAGACTATGGAAACCTGAACTAGATGTATCTGGTAATGGTTACGCAGTCCTTAGATTTCTACCAGCAATCGAAGGTGAAGACTTGCCTTGGACTAAATTATGGAGTCACGCATTTCAAGGGCCTACAGGTCAATGGTTTATTGAGAACTCATTAACAACCTTGAAACAAAAAGACCCTGTATCAGAGTATAACAGTTCTTTGTGGAACTCTGGTGTGGAAAGTGACAAGGAGATTGCAAGGAAACAAAAGAGAAAGTTACAGTATTACTCAAACATCTATGTTGTAAGTGACTCTAAGAACCCACACAATGAGGGTAAAGTTTTCTTGTTTAGATATGGTAAGAAGATATTTGACAAACTTATGGCTGCAATGCAACCTGAGTTCGAAGATGAATCACCTATCAATCCTTTTGATTTTTGGAAGGGTGCGAACTTTAAGTTAAAGATTAGAAAGGTTGACGGTTATTGGAACTATGATAAGTCAGAGTTTGAAAAACCATCTGCAATTCTAGATGACGATAGTACGATTGAAAGAATTTGGAAAGAACAGTATTCACTGGCAGACTTCACTGCACCAAGTAATTTCAAATCATATGATGAACTTAAGACTAGGTTAGATGCAGTTCTATCTGGTAAACAAGTGGTAAGTAATCAAACAGTTGTTGATGATGCCGTTGTTGCACCAAAGGTAGATACAAAACCTGTTGAGAGTAAACAAGGTGAAGAAGAAGATACTATGGACTACTTCAACAAACTTGCAAATGCGTAGTTAATTAGAAAACGCAATATCATTGTGTAATGGATTTTTGTGAGCAATCTCTTTTGCGAAATTGTTCACAACTTCCTGTTTCACATCATTTGAATTATCTTGACTAATATTATTAACAACAATGGTTTCACCACCACCACTTTTATTCAATGCATTATCATTTATTTCTTCATTTCTACTATGTGCAATTTCAAAATGTTTTTGAAGTGCAGCAGTAACAGCTGCATCTATTTGTTCTTGAGTTGCATCTTTTTTAATTAAATCTTTACCAAACTGTAGTATTTTACTACCAAACTCTTTGACCTTCTCTTTAGTAGGGATTGCATCTAAAACTCTATTTTTTAAATTTGTACCAAAGTTTTTAAGTTTTTCAGACACCTCTTCAAAAGAAGGAAGTTCAAAGCCAGTTATGTCTTCAAACTTAGTAATCATACTATCTTTTAATGATGAAAACTTATCACCTAGTTCAGTTAACTTACCCTTTAGACCCTCTGCAAACCCAGCCATCTTTTCTTTAAGTTCATCTTTTGTGGGTAACATTTCTTTGAATGCAGTAAACTTTTCACCTATCTTATCACCTATACCACCAAAGAATTTTGATACACCCTCTGGAGTTCCCATACCTAATGTAAGAATACCAACTGCACCACCTACTAATGCTGCCTTTGCAATATCCATTTTAGTTGCAGTTTCATCTTCTGCTTTTTTCATACCAGCTTTAACACCACCAATGATACCTGTAATACCTGTCATAATTGCAAGACCGATAGGGCCAGTTGCAATTGCAGCTGCACGACCAAGACCAACAAGTGCTCCTCTTGTACCAATATTTGCTAGGGGCCCTAATTTACTACCAAGTCCAGTAATTGCACTACCTGCTGATTTACCATATCCAGCGATTGTACTACCTGCTGTTCTAACACCACTACTAATTTTATTACCAACTCCACTTACAAACTCTCTTGTTCTTCCTAATGCCTGACGCACTCTAAATCCACGAGATGCTTTTTGAGGGCCAACAAATGATTTCTTTGCGAGTTGTTGTGGGTTCATACCAAAAAAAGTTCTTACTGCTTTAAAACCTTTACTTATAATAGCAGTTGGTAAAGACAGAAGTAAAGATTTTAAAGTTTTTATTGGATTCAAAAGTGCAAAAATAGCTGCAGAAACAAGAGCAATTTTTGCAATTTTTGGCCCCAACTCTTCTAAATTTGTGTTGAAATTAAAAGTTTTCTTCATAAAATCATCAAATGCTTTACCAGCACCTTCTATTTTAAGAATTATAAAATCTAATGCACCTAACAATTTGATAAAAGATTCTGATTGTAAAAATTGTACTAAACCAAACAATCCTAAAAATTTTAGGAGAGTACCACCTTTACCATCAAAAAGTTTTCCTAACTTATCAAAATATCCTCCAATTTTTTTCTCAATACCAAACAAACCTTCTATAAACTTTTGTTCCTTTGCTTCTTCTTTTTTTTTAATAGATTGTTGTTGTGATTGTGTAGGTTGTCCTTCACTTATTGCAATGACACTATTCAATATTTCTTTTAATACGGTAGAGTCTTCTTCAGTTTGTTTATTAAGTTTTTTTACCTCATCATCTGTTTGGTCTATTCCTTTTTTCTCAGTGTATGATTGGTCATCTCTTTGCAATCTACTTGCGTTAAGTATCTCACCAAGATTTTGTTTTATGGAAGAACCAAGAGATGGGTCTTTATTACCTCGTTCAATAAGAGCATTTGTTTTTTGTAATTCACCGATTACACCTTGTAATAAAGTTTCAGTAGACATTATTTTTTCTTCTTATCTGAATATGCGTTTGCACCAAAGAAACCCATGACGATAGCTGCAACTGAAACAAAATATGTTGCGGCCATATCACCAAGTATTTTTCCTGCTTGTTCCAAACCAATTAAATTTGCAAGTACCACTGCAAAGGGATATAGTAACATACCAAGTAAAGAGAACCAAGCCATCTTACGCATTGCATCTCTACGAGCATCTGCATCTTCTAGTTCTTTTCTTTTAAATTCCAAATCCATCTCCATTTCTTCTTGTGAAATGTGTCCATCACCATTTAAGTCTTTCTTCGCAACCTCATTATCAACTGTTTTGGTTATTTTGTCTGCCATGTGACTATCCTCTCATTTTTTGGTTTTCCTTCTCAATCCTTTCATTCTCTTTTTTAATCCACTCTGATAATAATGCGACATATATTTCTCTCTCATAAGGAATCATGTCTTCAAGTTCTCTCAAACTATATTTATGGTGTTGCATTAACGAAAAATTAGTTTTATAATAATTAGTTAGACTCTCGTGTGAGAGTCCTATTCTAAAAAATTTGAGAGGCCCTCCACAACCACCTCACCTTTGACATTTGTGTTAGGATTAGTAACTTTAATAACATGACGTAATTTTGGCATTGTATCAAAGAAATCCATAATTGATTGTAGTTGGTCATTTGTCATAGAGTCGATAAACTCATTCAATTCACCTTCATTCATGTCAACCCTGTTGTAAATTTTTTCTCCATGATGTATTTCATGCACACACTTGTTTAAAATACTAAACACCATAGACGCATTACCAGATGAATTTAAGATTCCTTTGATATCATTCAATAATGGATATCTTAAAAAAAGTTTAATATCATTTGATACCTGTATTTCATTTGTGTGATTTGCAGTCATCTGTACATTTACTTCCTGAAGATTTATTTTAACTGACACTCGTGTTTTATTATCATCAGGACAAGTGATTTGTAATTCAGCATTTTCTCCTATAGATTTTGCACGAATTTGTAAAAATATATACTCAATGTCAAATAGAGGTGCTTTAAGAGGGTCTACTTTTCCAAAAGTACACGCTTTAACTAATTCTCCTACTGCGTTTGCAATATCACCTTCATCTTTTGCATCTTGTGCCATGAGTAATATTTTTTGTTCTCTTACAAGAAATGGTCTATAGTTTATTTTTTCATTTGTTGATGGTAACACCAATTGATATTTTGGTGTTTCTAATTTTGGTAAAGCCATTATATTATCCTTATAATCTAGTTAATACCTTTGGTATTTTACTTCTTATTTCTCTCTCAACTCCATTTAATACTACGTCACCTATTCTATTTAGTAGTGGTTTTGGTAGGTCAGCCTCATCTGTTAAATTTTTAAAGTATCTATACTTAAATGTTACACTTACTTTCTGTATCTCTGTTGCTGGTGCATATGACAATGATTGTTCTGCAACCGTTGATGGAAAACACTCAAGTATTTTCACACCAAATCTTTTTTTATTATTTTCATCTAATTGATGTATATCCATTGAACCGACATATTTATCATAATACTCCATTGCAAAAGTTCTATTATCAAAAGAAAGTCTTTGCCATGTTTCAAAAAAGGTTCTCTCTCTCATATCAGTAGAACACTGAAACACACCTGTTATATCACCATAGGTGTAACCTGTTACAACATCTTTTAGTGGGCCATATAGATTGACATCAGGAGTTGTATCTAAAGTTCTGCCTGGAAAAGAAATAGACTCACAACGTAAACTTGTCTGTCTAGTTATACCCTCACTTGTTTTTTGGGGCATTAGTATTGACATGATGTTTGTGTCTGTACCTACAGGTGAACCACCCACACCACTTGGAGGGTGAAGTGTTACTTCGTACCTAGAAGGTTTTGCATATCCATCATCATTACGAAAACCACTGAGTATCTCATTCATTACACCATACGCAGTTCCTTCTATAAGTCCACCTAAATTAAATTTTGCCATTAAATCATTTTCCTTGAATCTTTATACACTTCTGATTGACTACCCTTCTTAAATCTTTGAACAGGTAGTAGAGTTGCAACTGTAAACTCATCTGCATCTACCCTACGAAATCTTGATTTAACTTTACCAGCAAGATATCTTTTTATTGTTGGTCTAATAAGTCTTACTCTTTTTAACGCAGTATAATTTACATTTAATTTTGTAGACTCATCAAACTTTGTGTTGTTACTAAAATCTACAACTCTATCTAATAATTTCATTCTCAATGGTATTGGTAGATAATGAAAGTTTAATCCTAGAAATCCATCATTGTAATTTTCTAGTGGTAATACCAATGGAAACGTATCATAATATGGTAACTTCTTTTTTAATTTTGGGTCATAGATAAACATATTTAATCTACCAAAGAATGGATTGGTTGCTTGTTTACCATCTCTAATTAGGTCTAGTGATTTAGGTGTACCAAACTCTGCGATTTTACTTCTATACCAATCAGTTGACTTTGGTCTACCTTTTGCAGCCTTAACTACACTTTGTATATACTTACTTGGAACTGCCATCTAACTTCTCTCTATTTAATAAATGTTCTTCTTCTATAGATTCCTTAGACTGTCCATGATACTCTACTGCGTAGTGATTGTCAACCATAAATTCATTAAGTATTACCCATTTATCTAGGTGTGGTTCATGTACTCTAAACTTACCAAGTATTCTTCCAAACTTACCTGACTTATCTTTCTCTGTGATAAGTGTTTGCATAGAACCAACAGGCATTAGAGTAAGAACTAAATCTTTGGCTATATTACCATACTTTTTTTCTTCTAAATCTCTGGTTCTACTTTCTGGTGTATCTATACCATATAATCTAATACGTTCTTTGTGTAACCACACACCAAAGCCCAAGTCGATATCTACATCAACTGTATCACCGTCAATTACCTTGACTATTTTACATTTGTATTCGTACATAATACTATTTATACTTCGGATTGAGATGGTCTTCAGTAAGTATCTTAAATTCCATACCTCTGTTCTGACACCAATCTATTGCAGATTTCCATTTAGCCTGATTAATACCCCAAGTCTTTACTTCATTATACCATTTGCGTGTACGTTTCTTTGGTGTTTTGATAGGTTCTTTACACTGATGTTTAGGTTTGACCTCAATAAGAAACTTCTTGACACCACCTGTGGTTTGTTCTATCTTGATATAAAAGTCTGGGAAGTATCGGTGCATTTTACCGTCCCAAGGCGACCTGTAAGGAACAATCACTTCTTCACTACCCCATTCTACAACCTTATCATTCTTATCACAATAGACCATAAACTTACGTTCCCACAAAGAACGATAAATTACTTGTGATGGGTCACCCTTATACTTCTGTGGGTTCTTTGGAATATATTTACCTTTGTATGACATATCGACTAAATACCTTCATAGGAGTATTTATATGGTAGACTTCAGTACGATTGGTAGAAGAGTCACAAGTCAAGTTGTTAATAATGGTTTGCAAAAAGTTGCTGGTAATTTACCAGGCCTACTAGGGTTAGGTGGTAAAAAAGGTTCAGACAGTTCTGACACTGCAACTCTTAACAAGAATGAAGTTGATACTAAAATGTTTCAGTTTCCTCTTGATGTTACACAAGACCCAGGCTTAGGTAATCAAGGTCATTATATGATGTTTTATATTAATGAATCATTAGATGCACAATTTAGATTTGCTGGTGAACCTAAAGACGGTACAGAAACTATTAACGGAGAGGGACAAGGAAGATTTATACCTGATTATCTCGTAAAACAAAGATTAACAAATGCTGGTACTGTTATATCTGAAAAAGTTAAAAATAATGATGGAGTATCTAATTTATACAATGCTGCTAGAGCTGGTAATCCAAATA